CAACAGCCTGGGTTTGATTACCCACACTCATAAAGTTTTTTACGGTTAAATCTTTAATTCGTATCATAGTTCGTTATAAATGTCCAATAGCATTTTCTTGTTGAAGTTATCTGAATCAATTGCAGTTATTTCTTTCGAAACAATTTCATCTACGCTTTCAAATTGTGTAATGTCTAAATTTGTGCTTATTTCTTCAACTTGTTTTTGTGGAATTAGTGTAATTTCTCTACAACCATATTGTGAGATATACGTTTCTTTAATAAATTGTGCTTCTTCATAACTGATCGGAACATCAATAGTAACTCGCAAATACATGTTACTTTTTATAATGTCTTGATTCGGATCAAGAAGTTTACCTAATGTAGTTGTCCTATACTTAGGACAATCGTCCCAGTTCAGATATTCAGGCTCTTTGTTATTTTCTCTATCAAGTATCATCATTCCTCTTGCATCATCCCATGCATCTGCATAGTTGTGAGGAAATGCATTACCAATATAATGTATTTTGCCTTGTTTTTGTCTTTTATGGAAGTGACCACTGAATACATATTCCTGATGTTGAAAGTGTTCTGCTTTTAGTTCACCATGATCTGGCATTTGCACCATAGCATTCATGTAAAAACTTGGAAGTTCAAAGTGACCAAACATATATTTGCTTTTTATGTCTTTAATTTTGCGCCATTCATCTCCTACCAGCCACGGAACTAGTGCAACATCATCTTCTTGATATATTTCTTCAATAAAAGTAATACCAGGAATGTAAGTAGCAAAGGCTGTAGAGTTTACATCACGTTTATCTTTGTAATAAAGATCATGATTACCATCAAAGAAGTAAAATTTTTCAAATGCACTACCTAATTTTTTCATGCAACGAATTGTTGCGTCCATTGTTGTTAGGTTTAGACTATTTCTATTGTGATGCCAATCACCACAAAATATACCAGTTTCACAATTATTGGCTTTGGCTTGTTCAATATACCAATCTACAAATCGTTCACAATCATCATTATGTACTTTACTATTGCCCTTTAGGCCAAGATGAATATCAGTAAAGACAGCCGCTTTTTTAAACACTTATAATCACTCCTTAATCAATAATATTATACTTTAAAAACCTAACAATGTCAAGTGATTATTTTTTATTGTTTAATTCTTCTTGTCTTTTTTGTGATGCTTCCCATTCGCCAGCATGTTGTCTTGTATAACTAGGATTCATGTTATTCATTTCAAGTATATCATCTCTTATGTTCTGATTACGTTTTTCAAGGTTGATTACTCTGACAAAACTGTTTGTTACAGCCGCAGTATAGTATGCAAATGGGTTTTGGCTTTTTGATTCGTCAAATTGTAAGCCTATTTGTGCTAATTGTAGTATTGCTTGACCACGCATTTCGTCATTGTATGTATATCCTCGTACATTTCCTCGTGTTGCGTATCTATCGCACAGTTTCATCCACATCATTGCAAGTTTATTTGTTGCTTTTCCGTGTGATTTTGAAAATGCACCATTTTCCATGCCGCCTTCCCAATGACTTTTGCCTACACACACTAATTCTCCGTTTTCGTTGAATTTATAGTGTTGAAATGGCGGAAAATTAAGTTTTATTTTCTTATCTGCTTCAGTTTTAGGGTTTTTCTTACGTCCAGGCTCTTCTGGAATATGATCAAATGTCATAATTCTAAAAATTAGTTCTTCTTTAGTAATTTTTCTATAGTCAACTTCGCAATCTGCTTGTTTTATTTTTTCACCAGCCGCTTTTCTAGTCTCAAATGCCAATTGACTTTGTTTTTTTGCCTTATTTCGCTTGGCTTCTGCAATAGTGCGTATGTTAATTTTTCCGATATCTGATAAAATTATGTCAAAATCTGCATAATCGTCGTCTGTATAACTACAAAACGTACTTTTAGACTTGTGTATCTCTTTTAAGATATCTTTGTTGTTTAAATAATTTGTTTTTCTCATTGAGGCTCCGGTTTTTTAAAGTATTACATACATTATAAACTACGTATATAAAAAAGTCAACTAAATAATACTAATAGGAGTAAAAATATGGCAAATCAATATACTAGAAATCCGCACATTGATCATTTTATTGACAATGGTATATCTATTGCTCAAAGCGCCATAAAGGAAAAAGCAAAAAAAATACTTCCACATCCACCTGATGCAGGTGAATTTTCATCATTTGTTCGTAGAGGTAATTTACCTAAAGATGGTGTGCCTACTTCGCGAGCGTATTCAGAAGCAAAAGTTATAGATAAACAAGGCGATAATGATTGGCGTGTAAGTATTTCTATTCCTCCAGTTATAAGAGAACTAAATTCTTCTTTATTAAATCCTTTAGTCGATTCAGGTGAGCGAATGATATTTCCGTTTACTCCATCGGTAATATTTTCACACAGTGCATCATATTCTTCAATGCAACCTGTACATACTAATTATCCTTTTTACAATTATCAGAACTCCGCTGTGGACGCTATAACAGTATCAGGTGACTTTTTTATTGAAACAAATGAAGATGCAGAATATTGGGTAGCGGCAGTAACATTTTTAAGAACATTGACAAAAATGTTTTATGGTGATAACGGAGCAGATACAGGAAATCCACCACCAATTGTAAAATTTAATGGCTATGGAGAATATGTTTTCAAAAATGTTCCCTGTGTAGTAACAAGTTTTAACGTTGACCTACCTCAAGATGTTGATTATATGAAAACTAATATTGGAGCAGGAGAAGCAGGATCTCCTGAAGGAAGCCCAGGCACATGGGTTCCTACTCAAAGTTTAATGGCTGTAACACTTCAACCAATTTACAGCAGAACACACGTTGAACAATTCAGTTTAAATGATTTTGTTAACGGAAACTTAATTAGCAACAGAGGATTTGTATAATGTCAGCATCTTATAGTAAAGCAAGTCCGTGGTCAAATACACCTATCGTAGATAATAGATACTTAGGTACATTTGAAATACGTCCAGTTCCTGCAGAACCAGATGATTTTTTGTATACAATAGAAACACAGTATACACATAGACCAGATTTACTTGCATATGACTTATATGGAAACAGTAAATTGTGGTGGGTGTTTGCACAAAGAAATATGGATGTAATTAAAGATCCTGTATTTGATATGGAAGCAGGCGTACAAATATTTTTACCAAAAGGTCCTACACTAAGAAACGTACTAGGAGTATAAATTGAGTTTTTCGTCACTAGTGAATAAAGTAACTAGCAAGTTCCAGCAAATTGGTTCTGCAATTCCTGATATTGCCGCAGATATTCAAGGCGGCATAAACAATAAATTAAATCAATTTAAGGTAGAAGGTTTAAGCAATGTCCTTGGACAAGTTGAAGGATTTGGTAGCATGCCAAAAGACGGCAGTTTATTTGCATCAATGCATCCAAAATCCTTCAAAAGTAATTTAAAATCAAAACCAGGACCTATAGGATTTACAACAAAAGCAGGACAACTAGTGCCTGGTGTTTCTCAACCACCTTGGCCAAATGAATTAGAAAATTTTGCAAGTATGAATTGTTTGATTACTTTAGCGGCATTAAGTCACAAGGAAATAAGCGATCCAGATAATACGTATCGTAAAACAGGATTGAATAATATTATATGTCAAAGTGGGGGCGGAGCAGGTTCAAAAAAACAAAAAACACAAGTAGAAATTGCATTAGGCAATAATGTAGAATTTTACATTGATAATTTAGACATAGGTGCAAACATTACACCAAGTTTATCTTACGGTATGAACAGTAATGCAACAAAAATAAGTTTTGAAATTAAAGAACCTTACAGTATGGGGTTATTCTATCAAGCATTAAGCGTTGCCGCGGCAAAAGCAGGATTTCAAGATTATACAACTGCATGTTTTGCCTTACAATTAGATTTTAAAGGGCTTTCAGTCGATGGTACACAAGTTGATGTACCATATGCAAGAAGACTTATTCCTATTTCATTAACAACATCACAATTTTCAGTTAATGAAGGAGGCTCGATATATCAAGTAGAAGCCATTGCATGGAACGAACGTGCATTGCGTGATAGTGTACAACAAATCAAAACTGATGTAGCAATTACCGGAAGAACTGTTAGAGAAATATTACAAACTGGAGGAAAAAGTATAACAAGTATAATGAATGCAAGATTATTAGAAATGCAAGAAGCAGATCAAGTAGCAGTTGCAGATCAATTTGTAATTATTTTTCCAAAAGAAGGAGCATCTACTTTTAGTCCTACTGCAAACGCAGAAACAAATAGTTCTGCAACAATGGATCCAAGGTATGGAGGATTAGATGATGGAGGATTTACAGATCCAACACATGAACAAGTTACAAGTCCAAGGATCTTAGAAGGGTATTGGAAAAGTATAGGCGGTGGCGAAGATCCTGTACCAGAAAATTTTGACGAATATCTACACACTTTGTCAGGTAATGTTAAAAATGCTGGCAGACTAGATCAACTGATGAAAAAATATGCCTCTAGTTCTTTTAGTCAAAATGAAATAGGAGCATCTAAAATGCTTGACAGCCCATTTGAGGGCGGAGCACAACCTATGCCTGAGCCTAAGTATGTTGCAGGATCAGGACCTCCAGATGTAGTAGCAAATGAAGCAATACGTGTTAGAGAGGCTAATGAACAAATTAAAAAAGACAATGAAGAATTAGCAAAGAAGAATGAAGCGTTCCAAGCAAAATATCCAATTTTTGCTCGTGCTGGTGCAAACATGAAACTCGATGGAGAAATTAGAACTTACAAATTTAGTGCAGGTACCAGACTACAAGAAATTATTGAAGAAGTATTAATAACAAGTATGTATGGACGTGAACTTGCTGATCAGTTGAAAGATATCAAAGATCCATTTGGATATATCAAATGGTACAGGGTTGAAACAGATGTATACACAGTTCCAACTAATAGTGAAATAGCAAAAACAGGAAAGGTACCTTCCGTATATACTTACAGGATTGTTCCTTATTACGTACACCATAGTGTGTTTTCAGCACCAACTGCACCAAGTAAGGGAATAGGTGAATTAAAAGCACAAGCGGCGAAAGAATACAATTATATATACACAGGTAAAAACAAAGATGTATTAGACTTTCAAATTGCTTACAACCAAAGTTTTATCTATCCGATAACAGCAGATAGAGGTTCATCAACAGCCGCACAGACTACAGGAGCGGCAGGCACACAAGTTACAGGAGCACCTGAGCAACAATACGTTACAAATGCCGCAGGAGGAAGTTTACCTCCTGGAGAAGCCGCGGCTACACAAGCAGATGTGGTCAATACAAATACAGGTAATGCTGGCGGTTCAGGTTTTGACAATTCTGAAATAGGCATAGCAAGAATGTTTAACGACAGACTAATGAATTCTTTAGTTGATATGGTTAAAGTTGATATGACTATTATGGGAGATCCGTTTTATCTGTCAGATAATGGAGTTGGAAATTACCACGCTAAAGAAACCAGTTATATTAACATGACTCAAGATGGTCACGCTAATTATGCAAACGGCGAATTACATGTCAATGTATTATTTAGAACACCTATTGACTTTGATCCTGAAAGGGGTGATTATATTTTTCCTGAAGAATTAATTATAGTAGATACATTTAGTGGACTTTATCGTGTAAATCAAGTTAATCATTTAATAAACGAAAATATGTATACAACTGTTTTACAAATGACTAGAGTAAGAGCACAAACAGAACAGCCTGTCACACAAAATCTTGGAGCAATCATTGAAACTTCAAAAGCAAGTCAATCAATGAACGAAAAAGCAGTTGATTACGCAAAGAAAGTTTCTGATGCGGCAATAGCAACTGGCACTACTGAAAATCTAGCAGAAGCAAAAAAACAGATAGAATTACTGTTGCCTGGCTATCAAGGATTGAATGATTTAGTTTCACAGCAAGCACAATCTTTAGGTTTGCCTGCATTAGATGCATTTGGCAGAATTGGTCAGTCTTTAAAAACATTACAAGAACAAGTTGGTTTTGCAGAACTAGGAAAAATTGGCGCAGAATTTAATAATTTAAAAAATGCCGCCACATCTTTCGCCAGTGAAACACTAAGTCAGGTAAATTTAAATGGAAGCGATGTTTTAGGAAAGTTTGGAACAACACTAACTGACACAGTTGGCAACGTACCTAGTTTACAAAAATTAGCAAAAACAGTGCCAACAGTTAATATGACTATTCCAAATAATTTAGAAGCAGTAGCAACAGCAAATGCAAATAAATTAGCAGAACTTAATACAAACTTAAAAAATATAGGACCAACATAAAATGGCTTTTGAAGATATTCGTAGATCTCGACCAAAAAATACAAGTCAAACTGGTCCTTTTGAAGCAATCGTTGTAAACAATTTAGATACCAAATACATGGGTACATTGCAAGTTGAATTATTAAAAACAACTAGTTCAGGTAATCAGCCTGAACGATCAGGACAAGTTATGGAAGCAATGTACCTCAGTCCATTTTACGGTGTAACACCTGTAGGAGGCAACAGCAAAAACGAAGGATATAGAAACAGTCAACAAAGTTATGGATTTTGGGCAGTACCACCAGACGTAGGTACAAGAGTTCTTGTTATTTTTGTAGAAGGAAGTACAAGTAAATGTTATTGGATAGGATGTGTCCAAGACGAATATATGAATTTTATGACGCCAGGATACGCATCAACATCTTTATTAAAAGACTACGATAAAAAAGGACCTGCAGTTGAATACAACAAACTTACAACAACAGATCCTACACCGGAACCTACTACACATAGAAAACCTACACACTTAGATTTACTAAAAGGATATATTGTTTCTGGTTTAAGTGATGATGAAACAAGAGGACTTACAAGTTCTAGTGCAAGACGAGAATTACCAAGTGCAGTATTTGGATGGAGTACTCCTGGACCTTTAGATAAACGCGAAGGCGCACCTAAAGCAGAAATAGGATTTAAAGGAAACAAATTAAATTTTCCTAAGAGTAGATTAGGTGGTTCTAGTTTTGTAATGGATGATGGTGATGACAAATTTTTAAGAAAAGGTCATCCTAAAGATACAGCAATGGAGTATGCTAACATTGAAGCACAAGAAGAAGGCGGAGATGTAACTAGACCACACAACGAACTTTTGCGTTTACGTACAAGGACAGGACATCAAATATTATTACACAATTCTGAAGATTTAATTTATATTGCAAATGCAAGAGGTACTAGTTGGATTGAAATGACTAGTAATGGTAAAATTGACATATATGGTGCGGACAGTATTAGTGTACA